GCACAATTAAATAAACAGACGAAATATCAGAAATAAAAGTAGTTTAAAAGAAATAGTTTAATATATAATAAAAAAAATGGACATTCAGCCAGTGTCACAAAAAATGAAGAATTTAAAACGTTATGCTGCAATTCATATGCCTTTCGAAGCCACGTTGGTATTTTTAGGAACCATGACAACTTGGTATGGAGGAACTTTCCCAATTTTACCATTGGTAGGTTCTTCCGTATTAGTTTGTTGTGGTAAATGTTGTTGTACGAGTAAAGGGGGTAAGGGGGCCGTTGTAACTTATTTAACTTTAAATTGTGTTGCATTTCTGGGTTCAGTGTGGGATTATTTTGCATTGTCACATGTTAAAAAACATTGTGATGATATCGGAGAGTGGGTAGAAGTGGACGAGTACTGTAACTATGTAGATGCTGCTTCTGCATTTGCAATAATTTGCTTCATTATGAGAATTATCGGTGTAATTATGGCAAGTTGTAGTGTATGTGGTCTCTCACCAGAAAAAGAACCAGAAACGATAACCGAAGCACCGGTAGCGGTTACAATTTAAATATATATAAAAGAAATAATCTAATCAATAATAAAACATGCACAGAGGTTTATCATCCGTTATGATGAACTACGCGCGTTCTATTAGTGATGAAAAGAAAGCAAAAACTATCGTTAAGGGGAACAAATCGGGGGAAATTACCGGAAGTAGTGATGACATGCAGGAAAAACTCATATATAAATGTGGATTAAAAAGGCGTCAAGTATGGGATACAAATTCAATGTCATGGTATACAAAAGTCTATTATAAAGACGGTTCATTGTATAACCCCGTTTTGTTCCATGAAGGGAAGCTTGATAAGAATCCATTTCTAAAGGATTAACGACACTCGCGGTTCATCCATTTCTCTAGACCATTAGTAACGACGTGTTTATCTTTGAAAACAATATCACAATTGGAATGGTGTAATATTTCCTCCATAATTGGTTCTTCTTTGTTATTTTCGTTTATAGTATAAACGGTTAAATAATACGTATATGTACATGGGTCTATCAATGCACTAGATGCTCTTAAACACGCCGATACTTTCACGGTTGTGTCGTGATCGTCGTTAAACATTAATCTATGAAACCACCGTTTCTTTTTAAATTTATTAAGGTAACCATTTTCTTGTATTTTGGGTTCTATCACACACTTCTGTTTCTTATTTTCAGATGGGTCAACGCTCATACTAATACTGTTTCCCATAGCGCCTATACCACAACCAGTCATTTTTGTACATCTACCCTCAACAACAACTTTTATCCTTTTATTCGACATGTTTATGAATAAAATACTCGTTGGTGTTACGTGTTTTATCTTAGAACGTATACTCCTTCTTATTAAATTACATTTACCTAATCTAATAAGTTTGGGATATCTGGGTATTATACCTAAACACCCGTTTTTTAGTGAAAAATATGGAAACTTTGCGTTATAATATTCCTTCAGAAATTCCTGTATATGTGGTTCGTACTCTGAGTCGTTAAATCTACGCAAGAACATATTACTTACATATAAGAAAAAAAAAGTTAAAGAAAAAAATCGTTATTTTATTTAGATATGTACACGTGTTCAGTCTGTTGCGAAAATTTAAATAAAACGACTCGTAAAAAAGTGACGTGTCCTTTTTGTGATTATGAATCGTGTAAAACGTGTACACAGACCTATTTAATTTCATCAACAGATAATCCACATTGTATGAATTGTAAACATGAACTAAATAGATCTTTTATCGATTCATTTTGTACAAAAAGGTTCAGAAATGTTGAATATAAAAAACATAGAGAAAATATACTTTTCGAAAAAGAGTTAGCAAAAATGCCGGAAACACAACCAAAAGTTGAGCGTATTCTAAGAATGCGTGAAATAAGAACTGAGTATAATGAATTAATGAAATCTATTAAAAATATAAAATTAGAAAAGCGAGATGCGATAATAATGAATTACCCAATAGACGCGTACCAAGATATTGAATTAGAATTAACTAATAAAATAGATAATTTGGTTTATGAAATGAATACTTTGCGTTCAGAATACGACGAACCATCTGATACATCGGAAAGAAATTTGTTAGAATGTGTCCTTCCGAAGAGTGTAGAGGTTTCATTGAAGAAAATTGGAAATGTGGGTTATGTAAACAACAATTTTGTAAACATTGTAACGAAAAGGTAGAAGAAAAACATGTATGTAACCCCAAAACCGTGGAAACAATTACACTAATTAATAAGGATACGAAACCGTGTCCTAAATGTGGAATTATGATACATAAAATTGATGGATGTGCACAAATGTGGTGTACAAGTTGTAACACAGCATTTGATTGGAGAAGTGGTAAAATAGAAACGGGACGAATACATAACCCTCACTTTTTTGAGTTCCAAAAAAGATCGCGTGAGCATGCAGATATACCTTGTGGAGGTAGACCGACGTTTATCGAATTAAACGATAACAATGCACCGAATGAATTATTAGACGTAACATTATTACTTAGACAAATTGACAGAGATATAATGTATAAATATGGAAATATATACGACGATAATAATACTCATTTACGTATATCATACATGTTAAAAAGTATATCTAAAGAAGATTTTAAAATTGAATTACAAAAACGTGATAAATTCAAAGATAAAATACAGGATATACGCGATATATTAGAAATGTTTACAAACACCGTTGGTGATTTTTTACGACAATGGGTCATAGATAAGACAGATATTTTAGAAAATATATTTGAATTAGTCGAATACTCAAATGAGATAATACAATGTATACGAAACAGATATAATTCTTCTACACCCAATTTTATATACTTTCCTAGAACCCTAGTCAATGTAGAAGTGTAAATAAATTATTAATAAATATGGAACAAGAACGTAACACACTCCCACCACACCCTTCGGTAAAAAAACATTTACAGCAAGGTGTTGATTTTTCAAATGAGATTCTTAACGTTATAGAAGAAATTACACAAAGATATAACGTACATGTTAGTCAGTCTGTAGAAATGGGTCACTTTTATAAATTAGATAAGTCTATGATGTATGTATGTAGAAATTTAGTTGAATATAAATCACAGTATAAAAAACTTTTAGAACAATATGAACATTTTGAAAACGAATATTCGTACCCTAGTACATCTGGGTCTAATTAACCTAAGTTGATATTCAATTGTAATAATAAATGAAAATTGAAAGAAAAATGGACAAATCAAAACTTCAAAATATATTGACTTTAGTTGATAAAAATAATCAATCTTTTCCCGAAAATGACTACTTAGATATTTGCAAGTCGTTAATGGATGTATATAATGAGGAGATAATACCCGATAACCATGTCGTTATACCTATAGAAAACTCAAAAAATAACCAACCGCGTGTTCCCGGTGAAGAGGATTTTTATGCATCGATGGGCTTTTTAAGAAAAACGGGTAAAATTGACTGTTTAATTNTGGCAGAAAAAATAAAACGTGAGAAAAAGGAAGTATCTCGATATCCTTTAAAACGCGTAACAATACGTATAGAAAGAGATGTTCGAATACAACTGTGCTATAAATACGATATTCCCTACGATAAATATAGCATACCATCTATTCAAAAAATCAACTTATTATTAGGAACTTGTTATGATTTAAGGGATGAATGTAAAAAATACATGAAAATGTGTAACAACGTGGTTGAAAATTATAGGGGACATCTGTCTATGGTTGACCGTTCGTTTAAACTTAAAATGACACAATTCAGAGAATTTCACGAAAATTTGGGTGAATGTTTAAAAAATATAAAATGCACCTAAGTAATACATACATGATATTTAAATTAAAAATTAAAAATTTTTAAAGATGATGAAATCTATTTGGAAAGTGTGCGAAAACGGCGAATTTGACGAATTAAAAAAACGTCGTAACGAAATCGATCAAATAATCGAAGACATTCCGAACGACGGTGATGATATGAGAGAAGATGAAGACGATATAAGTTTTGCGGTAGCATTCTGTAAAGATCACGATACGGGTTTAGAAACATTTAAGTATTTATACGAAGAGTGTGGTTACCCTAGACATTGTATACATTACGCTATGGTCGGGGCAGCCGCATCAAGAAATGCGAAACTTATCAATTACATATATAATGACACCGACGAACATGAAATAGCAGGGTTTCTAGGTGATCTAGAAGATCAACTTGTAATGACGGACCATCCTAACCCAAATGTATTCATGAAATACGCTTTATTAGAGTTAAATGAAGTTTAAATATTTAAAGTTTTAATAATTAATAATAGTAAACCAAAATGAGACCACAACCCTATGTAAATAAATTTATTCGTTCGACTGTACCTAACACTATTAGTGCTCAACACTTAGCTATAATAATTTCTTACGATGGTCCGAGATTTCAAACACCTGTAGTAAGTATAGATATACACGCTTCACCAATTCTTTCATATAACTATAATCTCGGGTATGAATCTTCTAGTGAACTATTACCAGTATTGGAGAATGGGTACATTCATCCAATATCTCTTTTTAATTTAAGTGGTCACGAGGGATTTTGGTCAGATATTAACTCACAAAATTCGATCGTAGATAAAAAATATATATTTTACGACGATAAAGTTTGGTCACGTGACGAATATTATTCGAATACAGGTGATTTTTTGATGTACTTAAGAACCAAGTATCAATGGACAGGTACTATCGACAGTGATTGTGGGTTTTATAGTCCGTCTACACGAGGCCGTATAAAGAAAAAAACCGAAAGTGAAAAAGTGGCGGAAAATATCATGGAACTCGTCGACAAAAATTCAAGTACCATTCCCGAAGGTGATTATTTAAAAATATGTGAAAATTTAAAAAAAATTCGGGAAATATAGTGAAATTTTCAGTGTTTTAAAACCCAAAGTGCTCTTAAAAAAAAACGAAAAAAAGCCTAATAAGGTCGAATAAGTGCATAAAGAAAATTAAAATTCATGATTTGAAAAAAAATGAAAAAATAAATTTAAAAAAAATGAAAAATATCATTTTTCTTTATGCACTTATTCGACCTTATTAGGCTTTTTTTTATATTTTTTATCACTCCTATTATAGTATTTTTACTTTTACTTCATTTTTGAAATTCTCATGCGTAGGTATATATTAGAAAAACATGTCAATAAGGTCCAATAAGTGCATAAAGATAATTAAAGATATATAGTAATAATATGTAAATGACCATGGTTTTAAATTATCCACCAATATGTCTTTATATTTTAGAAAGTGAATCGACTAAAACATTTTACGCGTCACGTGTACACTTGAAATATAAAACATATAAAGAAGGTAATTTAAAATTAACATCGAGTGCAAAAAGGTTTTTATATAGGTACCCGGAAATGATACATGTACAAAATGTAAATGGAATTTCATGGGGTATAAACATATTTTATTCGGATATCATTAATAAGTCGAAAACTGACGAAAAAATAAATGAACTATTGAAATCTAAATATAAAAGAGTTATAGGATTTTTATTTAACTGCCAAGGTTACGCTTTTCTTGGTATGGAGGGATACGAATTAAAATATATAAATGATATCGAAATACAAGATATTCATAAAATAATTTACGAGATCAAAGAAATGTATAAAGTTGGGTACATGGATTGGGAATGCTTTGAAGAGGAAATGCAAAAAACGATTTTTAATAGAACATTTCCGGAAACGTGTACTAGAAAAAAATGGACTTATTTGAAAAGAAAAGAAATTTACGAATGTATAAACAAACGTAATCTAGGTAAGACTAAACAACAAAAAAATAAGAGTCGTTATGAAAAGAATAAAGAGAATCAAAAATTTATATATAATTTAAACCGTAAACAATGTCTTAGGGATATTAAAAAAAATAATAAACTTCCGTCTCAAAAAACTATAGATAAGTATAAACTTACCGAAAATGAGATAAGCCTAAGTTGTATTAAATTGCATTAAAAATTAAAACTTTTAAATATACAATGACGACCGAAAATCATAAAGTTTTTAACACTCTCAAGACCTATCTCAAAAATAAGGGACAAGAAATTAGTAATGATTGGTATGTAAAAATCGAAACTCGGAAATCGGGTAAATCCGAAGGTTCGACCGATAATTATTTCTTTTCTCCAAATGGTACTCGATTCAGGTCTATGATCGAAGTTTATCGGTTTTTAACGACCGGTGACAAATTCGAACGCGATGAAACAACAAAGTGTTTGAAAATCACTGAAGATAATACCGATGATATAATGGACGATTTGTGCGAACTTGTATCGGATTTGTATATAAACGACGATATTACAAATTTACGTGATATTACTTCATGCATGTTCAGAGTCGAGAAGAAAAAATGTACGAATTTTATTGAAGGAAAGTTACAAAAAACAAAAATTCAAATTATGGATGAAAAATTTAGAGTTACATTTCCAAAAAATACCGATCCGAAAAATATATCACACTACTCAAAAGCTAACGCTGCAAATTTGGTACACAATTTTTTCAAAACCGAACCAACGTGTTTGGGGTGTGGCAATGAAAAAAGTGAAAAATGTAAACTAACGCGTGCACATACGATAAAAGATCGACCCGAAATATTAGATCTAGCAATATCGGATTCGTGTACAGATGATGGGTACCATTCCGATATGATCCTTAGAAAATTTATAGAGTTGCATAAAATATACCCAGTATCAACTCTTTGTGATGCATGTCATCGTATATTTGATAATAATAGAAAATTGTAATTAAAAGAATACATTGTAATAAAATTAACATATAATGTATTGTTGTAACAAACGTAAACTCTCTGTAACTGATGAATCCATACCCGTTTTTAGCCTCGATAATTATGAAGGGTACGCCAAGGTGACCGACGTCTACGACGGTGATACTTTTAAGGCGTGTATCATACTTCACAATCGTATTTTAAAATTTAATTTTCGAACTATTGGGTACGATTCACCCGAAATGAAACCACCGAAAGATATGAAAAATAGGGATAAACACATTGCCATGGCAAAACGTGCGAAATATACGTTCGCGAGTTTTTTAGGCTACGACGTTAAGTCTAAACGTGTTCCATGGAACCCGTTCAAGTGTAAATTTAAGGTAAACGGGTGGGTATGGGTTTCGTGTAAGAAAAACGATAAGTACGGACGAACGCTCGTTTTCGTATACAAAAATAAAAGGGATATGGTTTCGATTAACAAAAAAATGATAGATTCAGGGTTTGTGAACGCGTACGATGGTGGGACTAAAAAGGAATTTGATTTGTAAATAGTATTTTTATTAAAAGTAAAGTTGTAATTAATTATTGGATGGTACACCCGGAAACGCAGATTTTTTCCAATAAACGACCCATTTTTTGTCTGAGCCTTGGTACATTCGTTTTGTTGATCTTGCATTTAAACCTCCTCTACGTATAAGAATATCAGAAACAGTAGAATTATTATCTTTGATATCTTTTATTGTACCAAACCGACCTTGATCTCTTTTTAAATTCCAACCCGGGAAGTAATCTTTTACAAAATCTTTTAAGTTTGTAAATCTTTCATTTTCTTCAAATACCCTGTAAGCAAAATCATCTTCACTTTCAGATAATGTAGAATCGGAATCGGAACTTATATCACTTTCGAAACCAGTTAAGGAGGGATCAGCAAAAGTTTTTTTACCTTTTGTTGTGTTAGATATCCAACCAACTTCATCAAAATTTTCAAAACGATTTTCCCACAGAAGTTTAAACTTTTCAACTGTTGGTATATTCGTATATATAATGATATCTTGGAGAACATTATACCCAGTACCTCGACCAAGAAGAGATTGTATTATAGTTGAATCATTTTTTTGTTTACTATACCTTTCGTATAATATACCAATGTAATCTTTTGTAATTGTTTTAGCACACCTTAATTTTTCATGTACGAATATAATATGATGCCTATTTGGGGCATTTTTTAACATTTTATTAATATCGTCTTTGTAATCTTTATTGTATAAGGTATAATCAAAAAAGTTTGATCCATATTCATGAAAAAGTTCTTTGGTGAACTCATACATTTTACCCTCGATACGAACAAAATGATATCTTTTATTATTGTACCTGGTTCGTATATCAGTTGCAAGATCAGAAATATTCTTTACAACACCTCCATATTTTTCGTTAAAATATTCCTTTTTATCTTCATTCAACATGTCTTTCGTATGATTTTCATACGCTTTAAATTCACGTAAAGTTAAAGTTATTTTCTTGTATTGTTTAATACGACCTTGATTTAAATAATCAATACACGACGTATAATTGAGACCCGGTTCCATGTAAAAGGTTTGGTGATTATCACCCCATCTCTGTTTTGCTCCATAGATTCCATCAGGTGTCGCACTCACATCAACCATTTTTATATCATTTTCCATCATGTATTCCTTTGTTAAAATTTCGTTCACTGACAAAAGTGCATTTTGTACAGTTTGATTCTCTTGAGCTGCTGTATGAACTTCATCCATGATAATCAATACATTTTTCATATTCGTAATTTTATCAGTAAATTCTGATAATAAATTGTTTCGGTGATACACATTTTTATGTAAAATACTTGGTATAGCATCACAAGTTTGTTCCAACCAATCTAGATCTGATAAACCCGTGATTATGAAAATATTAGATATTTCAATATTACATTTTTCCATAAAATGTTTAATAATTGCAAGAATAGCGCCAGTTTTACCACTTTGTGTAAGAGCAATAAGCATAGCAGATACAATTTTTCTAATATCGAATATATCTGATATCTTTTTACCAATTTCTTCTTGATTTACGTAAATCGGATTTATATTTTCACGTATTATAGTATCATTAAAATAATTATATTCTCGTTCAGGTGTGAATCCATTATTTGAAACAACTGGATATACTCTACGCATTTCTATACCATCTTCGGTATAGCCAATGGCTCTACTACCAAAGCCGGTGTCAAAGAATGTGTTTGTTGGTAAATATGTGTTACTCATTTTATATGATCACGATCAATATCTTTAACTTGTTTAGTTATGATCACGATCACAGCGACTAAGGTTAAATTAAACATTTTTTTTTGTATTTGTAATTGTAATTAAAGATTAATTCAATAAACTATATACATAATGACTACCTATAACCAAAAACCCTGTGAATTCAAATACAAAATC